CTTGGATAATTACTTCCTGTTCGTAAAATATACGGTATTGTTCTCTGAAGATGTGAAATATCAAATCACGTCGCTTGTTTGTAAATATATCACGATTTTCCATAACATACACGAGCATGATATTGAATTGGCTTTATTCACAAATAATGTGATTAAATTAGTGGCTTAGTATAGTGCGGATGCGGATGCGGATGCGGATGCGGATGCGGATTGTCTCCACATCCAACCGCCTTGGCCAACAAATACTTTCCAATTAGTGTATTGGACTCTAGAACTTGGGCTGGAGAAAGGCGCGCAAACCACTGAAACTTGTGTCGTTTGAGTATATCTTTTTCGGGGATATAAATACCTGCGGTTGTAGGGGACAGATAAATATCCACATCAGACAGCAACTCCTCGATAAGGACTGGTTTGTTCTTCATTGTCTTCGCGCCTAATTCTTCGGCAGGTATAAGAGATACTTTGTATTTGTTCGCGGTCGCGGTTGCGGTCGATGAGGCGGCGGTGGTGGTGGCCGATGTTATCTGCGGTACAGTAGATACATCTATGGACGCAGAAGACGCACACGACTCTGCCGATGCAGGGTTCAATTTCGCCATCCACCACCGAGATGGTTCACCAGTAAAATCCATATCCTGTGTATAGTCTGTGGCGATAAGCTGTGACAGATATTCCATATATTCTTTCATAAGGGGGTCATAACGACGGCAACCCATAATCTTCGTAGATGGCGAATATTGCGACTCTGCGGAGATGCTGGATGTTGACCGGAGTTCACCAATCACGACATTTGTTTTGTTATTACTGATTTCGTTGTCTAAATGCGCATCGTATAAGTTCCGCAAATTATGGAAACACATAAATGAACTAGGTACAACAAGCCCGCCGTATAAATGAAGAATGGTCGCCATCGCAAGTTCGCGCATATGTGAGCGAAGAGGTCGAGGCAGATCTTCAACTTTGGTGCGCCACTCTGGAATAATCTTTATCAGCGACTCGTCGTCCAGAAGACACACATTAAAACTATCACCGCACTTTTCTATAATACTGCGGATGGTTAAATATTGGTAGGGCTGGTTCAGGTTCTCGGAGGTCCTTGAACCAAAACTCTCCCACGATCTCGCATTCTTTTCGAATTCAATATGAACCCATAGGATTGGCTTCTTGTTATTGGTAAGACTTGTGTCGTTAAGAAGATATTTCTTAATCAGTTGACCATCTTCATACTGCTCTTCAACATCTATCGTTTTCTTGTATTTATTATATATGAAACCGACAATCATAATAAGTAGGTAGGCTATCGCCAGTTTAATGAGTTTGTTTTCGAGCATTTGTGTGTTCTATCTATATACTCGAGAGAATATAATACATCCGATGAATAGACGATAGATTCCATTCCATTATTCCAACCTGAATATATCCGAATATAGTTTCTTATGAATATCTCGAGAGATTTCGTCCTGTTTGGCTAAAATGAAAGCGCGGCGTGTATCTTCCTCTTCCTCACGCATCTTCGCCTTCTGATAAATATGTTCTTGCTCTTCTTTACTCGTTTGTGTATGTAAATCCCGCCGGGATTGGTCTCTAAATGTCTGTAATTCGTGTATGGAATTAAACCGGCGGGTCTTATAATAATCCTCTTCTGTGACTGGTATGACGGTCTCGGTGTGTGCCTTCTTCAAGTCTTCATACCGCAAGTTGCCAAATATCCCGCTTGAATACTCTTGGGGTCTTTCTCTCGTAAGGTCATATCCTCCTCCTCCTCCGCCTCCGCCTCCGCCTCCGCTGCGCCCCCCCGCGTATTCCAGTTCTGTTCTCTCGACAAGCGCATATTTATTCCGGAGTTCTTGCTTCTTATGGTTAAGTCGCGCCACTTTATCCGCCCACGACCCGCTATCGTCAGCTGCCATATTGTCTGCTATGGCGGCGTCCGTGTCCGCTGTGTCTCTGAACCACGCATCATACCCCGTCTCTACTTCGTCGTCTTTCAGGCGGTATTGTTCGAACTTTTGATTAAACCATTGGTTGAATTTTTTCACTTTCGCGGGTTCATCCGTGCGTCCTTCCGCGCGTCGTTCACCACCTCCAGTGCCACCCATCATTTCATCCAGGCGGCGTTTCATTCTCTCGTGTGTCCCCGTTGAATACTCATCATCCGCATCGGCACGATACCCCTCAGAGCGCATCAGACGCCCGTAATCCACGACTGATTTCGCCGCCGTCGCGGCCATCCCCCCATCAATCGGCGTATATGCTGCTGATAGTGTATCCTTTGCGACACACCGCACTGACGGCACATCGCCAGTTCGTGGTGTTCTCTCGATGTGTGTTGTATAATGCTCATTGATCGCAGGGTTGCGGATAGTATATATCTGATGTACGATTCGGTATGCCTTTGTGAAAAACAGGAAATATTCTTTTGGGAGCTGGCTTTTATCTGGATGTGTCTTCAATACTGCGAGTTTGGCCCGCTTCAGATCATCCTGATTGAATAGGGTGGGTAGACCGAATAAGGCTAATATGTCTGGCAAATTATAGTTGTCAATGTTTAGATCGAGAGATTCCATTGATTGCGGCGGCGGTATACTACTATTAACATTCTAATTTTATGTTATTTATTATACCGCACTGGCGAATAACATAAATCTCTCGGATGTGTCCCCGGATGTGTCCCCGGATGTGTCCTCGTTCCTTGACGGACGATCTCTCGACGTCCCTTATCCAAGCTTCGCACATCGGGCGAAGAATGCGATGATATCGGGTGGATTGGCGCCTGTAACAGAGTCATCGGGAATGTACTCAGTATTTCCACGCTTATAAAATATAAATACAGGAATACCGTTTACCATCCGTTTCTGTTTCATAAATGCGTAAAAATCCAACGATTCGTCTACATCTACTTCATAGCATTCAATTGCGTGTTCCGAGAGATTGGCGACTTGAACAGCGGCTAGATCCTTGATTGTCTTACAAGGACGACACCAATTCGCGGTTAGTTTAATGATCGTGTGCTTGTTTTGTTTGGTATTGTATTCCAACAAACCTTTAAATGTCTCGCGCGTGAGTTCAGTGAGGATGAGTTGCTTGGTTGACGTTGCGGCCATTGATCGCTTAATATACAATTGTAAGATAATAAATGGTTTGAAAATACGCGTTCGAGAGATTTATAGTATCCACATTATGAAATAATACATAAACCTAGTTCAATAGGTATTATTATACATACAACACAAATGAATAATAATATACATAATATCATTATTCCGTTTTACAGTTCGTGGTTGTATGTATGTGCGTCATATTATGATTATTCCCAAAATAAAGAACTATATGGCAAATTGGTTCGCAGAGAACACCTACAGACCTTATTTTGGAATGTATTCATAATCCAACCGTTTTCGCTGTATTTTATAATCACATTTCAACCTCCAACTGTGTTTGTGGATACGTTTTGGAACGAAATATCGTATATGTGTTACAATCTCATTTTCGGGGAATTTTGGTTTTATACAATTCATTATTTGTTTCATACTAAATATTTTTATAAGTATCATAAAACACATCACGAAAACAATGAGGTTGTCGGGATATTCGCACTTTATGCGCACCCAATCGATGCGGTTTTATTGAATCTTGGGTCGATTTTCTTATTACATTATTTGGTTGAATTTTCTTGTTTTCACATCTATCTCATTGGAACTGTTGCTACTATAAATACGATTATCCAATCACATACCGGCCGGAAAAACGGGTTTCACCAGCAGCATCATCGGTGTTTTACCTGTAATTATGGTATGGATTATTTTATGGATACTCTCTTTTCTACGGCAAAGAAGTAGTTGATGGGAGTGTTTCATTTCATATGATACGCCTTGTCGATTCGTCCTTCACGCAAAATAGACGGGTCCAATTCGTGAATGGCGTCAATCGTAACATTAGATGTGAGAATAAGGATGAGATTCGGATAAAATCCAAGGTCTGTAACTTTATCCAACATTGAATTCCAGTCACTTTTATCCATCATTGGAATAGGTATATAGATATGTGGTTTGATATTGCCTTGGATTACATTTACGATGAGTTTATCGCATTCTTCTAATACTAATACGAGTTGTTTATCATCATCTGGTGAGATCGTGCTATACACTTTGGATAAGTTATCACCTGGGTCGATCGGTTTCCACGTATCGCAATAATACGCGCCGATTTGTTTCGCAAGAAGGAGGGTTAGTAGCGACTTACCTGTACCTGGTTCGCCGTATATAAAAAATGTGCCGCTTCTTGACGCTTTACCGTTCACAGTTTTCAGGATATCGTCGATGATTTCTTGCTGATATTCACGCGCCTCTTTCTTCAGGAATTTGGTTGCGTCGTATTTGCGGTCAGAATATTCCCACCACCACGGATTCCCGCGTCGTTCACGGATATCTATGATTTTCTTTTCGGTCATTGTCTCCCCATCGTCTGCCTTCACCATTTTATCCCCGTTTGTTATCTCATCGAACCTAGCCCGCTTTATAATCAGATACATTGTATGTCCTTGATTGTGTTGTGTTTCATTCGAGTAGATATATCCAATATACCATTTCCCGTAAAATAATCCGAATGGTTTGCCATTGTGATAGAATACCGAACGTTTGATGTTTAATTTGGTGATGAGTTGGTTACATTCTGTTTGGTCGTTGATTTTATAGCCTTGAATTTTGATGAAATGGCCAAGAATCAGCGGCAATACGTATAATAATGGAATGGAGGTTAGTAATGAAATGGCGACGATGTCGAATAGTGACATTGATTGTGTTTATAAATATTATTATAGTAGTTATAAATATTATTATAGTAGTATTAATAATATTATTAGAGTTGTGTTTATGTTTATGTTTATGTTTATGTTTTGTGTATATTATTTATTTGTTTGAAAAGTATACCGTTGGCGGAATCAAATAGATTTGGAAAGTCGGCCGTTGGCCGAAAATATTCGGTTTGAAATTAGAAAAAAGTCTGGAAAATCTTCCGTTTGAAATTAGAATAATATTGGGTATTGGATGGAATTCTTGGGAATATAAAACTTTTGAAAATCGTTGGGTAATCATCGGATATGATTCGTAGTGTGGGAATACTACATAAATAGTATATTTATAACAAGAGCATCGTCTGTAATAATATATATAACGTACAAAAAACACAACACTGAAACTGTCATATATGACGTTGTTGAATAACTATACTTGCTACTTTTCTATCTCCATTCTGCTACTTTATTTCGGACATTTTTAAAAATGTCTATTTCGGCTATAGCCTCGGATACTTTTGAAAAACACATAAAACACCATTTTTTAAAATTATGCTCTCAAATAATTTTTTGAATGAAAAAGTTGTGACTGATTTTTTTTACGAACTTTTGTGGCGGGTCCTACCCAACTTTAGCAAAGTAGCATAAAGAGAATCAAGCATAATAAGTAATAATTCAATTACTATTTTTATATTATCGTCGTTATATATCGTAAGGTTTACAGTAAGGAGATACTACATGAGTCAAACTGCTTACACGTATTTTTGTGAGAAGTGTAACTACTCAACAACAAGAAAATTCAATTATTTAAAGCATATTAACACTGATAAACATTCATTCTTATGTACTGAAAGTCAAACGAATGTTGTTGTTAATAATTCGACATCATCTACGAACCGGAATTATCAGTGTTCAAAATGCGAACGAAAATATACCTTAAAGCGGAATTTATGGAGGCACGTAAACCAATGTCAAAATGAATTGAAACAGACACCTACGAGTATTGATACGAACGATGATACGAATATTAGTATAAACGTTGATATTCCAAGTGATACGAATGATATTAATACCAATTCGAATACAAATAATGTAGATTATGGCAAGTTAATATTGGAGGTTATAAAGTCAAATCAGATATTACAGTCTCAAATGTTAGAATTATTGAAGGCGCAGAAACCGAACACAAGTAATACAATCATCCAGGGAGATGTTGTAAATACAACAAATACATTTAATTTGAATATGTTTCTGAATGAAAAGTGTAAAGACGCGATGAATATGACTGAATTTGCGCAATCGATAGAAGTGACTATGAAAAATATGGATAATATCAGAGAACGTGGATACGTCGAATGTATATCAGCAATCTTCATCAATAACTTAAAAAACACAGAAATTAATAAGCGTCCGATTCACTGTAGCGACCTGAAACGCGAGGTTCTATATGTGAAGGGCGATGACTCTTGGGAGCGTGAGGATGTGAATAGCAAGAAGTTGAAAGATGCTGTTCTTATTGTCGAACACAAACACGCAGGTATGATAAACAAATGGGCTGATGAACACCCAGGTTGGGACAAGAGTAATAATATTCAAAACAATAAGTATTGGAAGATGTGCCGTAATATTAGCGATGGGACTGATGCCAAGATATTAAAAGTGGTTAAGAATATCGCGAAGGAATCTGTAATAAAAAAAGGTTTATTGAAGTAGTAATTTTACTTAAACTGAACATGTACATAAATATTAAATTACAATCAATATAAATAATGGAACCATCGAACACTAATTATATATATTTGTTACATGAACGAGAGTTTATCAAAACATCAGAATATATTTATAAAGTCGGAATGACACGCCAATCCAACCTGGACCGAATTAAGAATTACCCAAGAGGGTCTGTCCTATTATTTCAGATGGAATGTTATGACTGTAAATTTGTCGAGTCCATCGTGCTTAAAAAATTTGATGATATGTTTCACAAATGTAGCTTTTATGGTAACGAATATTATCGAGGGAACAAAAAAAATATGATGGATATCATATATATAATTATTGCGAATGAAGATAAAATAAGAGAATGTACGACAGATAGAAATGGATATATTGATAATATTTTGAAAAATGTAAATAAACCGATTGAATTATCCGATACAAAAATAACCAAAAATAATTGTGAAGGTGTAAAATGTATTGTTGACGATAAACCCAATCTTGAAGAATGTAGAAATATTGAAAATCAAGAAATAAAGGATTGTGATACAATTCAATATTACACGCACGATGATATGAACAAGATAATTCAAGCAGCCATTTCTGCTGGAGATGGTTGCTTGGTGCGTGCTTGTATGAAAGCCACATGTGCTTTTACATTCAATGATTTTGATAACGACCTTATACCTTTTAAATATCATAAAGATGTTAGTAATTATAAAATTATGAATGTAGTAAATATAAAAAAACCAAAACAAAAAACAAAAAAACATTCACCCCAATAAAAAAATAAAACCCTCTTATAATAAAATGAACAAGGATGTTGATGTTATTATAATCGGTAGCGGTATCGCCGGTCTATACGCAGGGTATCAAATTAAACGCTTCGCTCCTCCAAATACAACTTTCCTCATTTTAGAGAAAAACAAGAAAGAATGGATGGGTGGGCGTATCGGTAACGATACATTCTATGGTGCGGATATTGTTGTTGGCGCTGGCGTCGGACGAAAAAATAAAGATCACGCATTGATTCAATTATTGAAAGATACCAAAGTTATCTATTCGGAGTTTGTATCTTCTAGAAGATACGTTCCACCATTTCAACCTATTGACCTTATGGCCACAATGCGTACACTTAAAACCGAATACAAAAAAGCACCGGAAAAACATCGCCATAAGACATTCAAACAGTTTTTTATTGAAGTATTCGACTCGAATGTATACAAGGATTTCGTAATCACGTCGGGGTATACCGATTTTGAAAATTCTGATATTTATGAAACATTGTATCATTATGGTATGGATGATAATGTCGCTGGATGGACTGGATTAAGTCTTTCGTGGAAACGCTTGGTTGATACATTGTACGCCAAAATCGGCCCAGAACATTTCAAATTCTCGACTGAGGTTACGCGCATCCACAAAATACAAGGCCACACCCACACCTCTCCATTTGGAGTATTCGAAATTACCACCGCGAACAATAAACTATCGTATTATGCCAATAAAGTTGTTGTCGCAACAACAATTGACGCCGCAAAGCGAATCATTCCAGGCGCATCGGCACGAACAAGCATATACCAACATATACACGGACAACCATTTCTTCTTGTATATGCGAAATTCGATCGCGCAAGCACCGAGATAATGAAGAAACACGTGACCGCATTTACGCCTCTAACCGGTCCACTCCAGAAAATAATACCGATGGACGCGAGTAAAGGAGTATATATGATTGCTTATACGGATAATCAACACGCAATGATGTTGAAATCCAAAGGTGCGCTTGAAAATACGCGAAAAAACTGTGAAATGTACTCAAAATTGATTGAAAATGAACTAGGTACAGCCCCACTAAATATTATTGCTATTACTGATTACTACTGGCCAGTGGGTACACACTATTATGAGCCGCTGACTAATGTTGGTGGCGGCGGTGCCGAATTCAAAAATCGGGGGGATTTTATCCGTCAAGCACAACACCCAGAAAAAGGAATGGTTGTCGTCGGAGAGATGGTGAGTCGTGATCAAGGGTGGGTAGAAGGCGCATTAGAAAGCGTGGATGCTGTAGTTAAAAAAGAATGGTTGAATACTGTATTCTGACACATCCTAATCCTAATCCTAATCCTAATCCTAATCCTCACAATAATCCGATATCCACGTCAATAGAATCACCACACCTACAGTAGCCAATGGCAAAAACTCAATCATTGTATTGTATAATATATCGTAGATTAAAAATACAGTTATTTATATTATATAAGGTTTGGTTTATTTGACCGTTCTATATCATATTTTATTTAGCAAGAATAATATATAATATTTATTATCATAGTAGATTATGACGTTATTAGATATAATTCAGAACAAAATTATTATAATCAACATATTTTTATGGATTATTGGTATTTATCTTGCTGTTTATACTAAGAAAATTGCCTGGGTATTTCTATTATATTATGTATTTATTCTGAATGAGATTATTTATTACATTACTGGATGGGAAATTTATCATAGTCATTGGAGAACTGAGTTGTTTTATAGTTCTGATGCCATATCAGAAATTAGAGGTAAACAACTAGATACTCTAGACCTAAATTTTACCGAGGGTTATTTTCCGGACGATAAATGTATTTCTTCTAGCGAGTCTGAAAAAAACAGGTTTGACCACTTCATTAAAATTTTGGGGCTAAGGCCAGGAGATGTCGTATTAGATGCGGGGTGTGGGTGGGGAGGTATGGTTGCCTACTTTCGCGAAAAAGGTATTGAAGCATATGGAATTACGATTACAAAAGTTCAATATGAAACAAACGTTAAAACGCACGGACCATTTTTTAAGTACGGGGACTATACAGAATTTAATCCGGAATTTGTAGGCAAGTTTGATGTCATAATATTTCCAGGTTCATTAGAACACGTATATGGAGGAAACATTAGGTTGATGTCATCATATCAATATAAATACAACAAAATGATAGAACTTTTTACAATGATGAAACAATATTTTAAACCAGACTCTACTAGTAAAAAACTTTTTTCATCGAACATTCATATAAACTTAAAATTCAAAGATCATTGGCAATCCTATGTCATTGAACGTTCATATGGAGGAATTTATCTACCTACAGAGAAATATTCATTAGCAGATGTATTAAAAAATTCGGGGTACAAAGTTACTATGAACAAGGATTATACGTGGCATTATTATCGCGCCACCGAATGCGACAACACACATTTCGGAGTTCCAACTGATATTGGTACATTTTTAACCGCTCTAGTATTTTTGATATATCCTCATATCCTCTATATCAATATGTATGCGAGATATGGATATTGGATGTGGATGTGGGATGGTAACAATCACTATATCGATAATCATAATTACACATTTCAACCTGATATGAATAAAAGACCGACAACATTGTTTTATACGATCGCGCAACTATAATTACTGTCCACTATCGCCTGCGCCCGCGCCCGCGCCCGCGCCTGCGCATCCTCCAACTACACCCTCCAAGTCCGCAATCCGTATATGCGGCAGCTCGGTATGTGCCTCCCAGAAATATTTAAAATACGACCACTTAAAGTCCAGTTTATCGCAGTAATAATGTGAATACTCGCGCTTCAGCTTCTCCGCTACTGCCGGTGGTAAAAGCCCGTGCCCCGACATCGGCAGCACGTAACACAATTGAACGAGATCGCGCACAGGGTTCGGAGGCGCGCCTTCCTTAAACATCGCGGTATCCGTATGCGGGATATAACGCACCAGGTCCTTCAATAACGGCGCATAGGGATACTTATACGTCCAACGCCAATCCACACAACCCGATGAATAATACCTCATCGTCCATTCTAATCCTTCAATATAATTCACGCAAATCATACGCACCCGGTCTACCCCACGCACAGAAATACCGTCACTGCCACCCTTCGTACGATCGGTATACAAATCAATCTCAAAAAGCGCATCATAATACCGATACTCCCAATTCTCACGGAAGGGATCAATATATCTTTCAGCCGCCCGCTCCTGAAGTGGGATGGACATAAAGTCCAACATAGAATGGCATCTATCAACACTAGATACCATCTGAACAACACGATCACACGCAATACCGGTAAGCTCAGACATATCCACTTTCGCCGTCGTCGCCACCGTCGCCACCGTCGCCGCCGTCGTCGTCACCGTCTTCGAACCGACATTAGATTTAGCCGAGTTAAAATGATTACCACCGCCACGGCTACGGTCTCCACCACCACCACCAAATCGCCGACTTTGTTTATCCCGTGTCTTATGTTCATTCATTAATAACTCGTGCTCATTCGTAGCCAAACGTTCAATAAATGTGCGCATCGACTTCCATACAATCTCTTTTACGTGGTCCTTTGTCCTCCGAACCAAATACTGGCTCGTATCGCGAAAGACATCAGCGTATGTCTGAAGTAATATCGTCATTCCAATAGTTCTCAAATTAAGAGATGGAAAATGCGGCATAAAATCATTCCCGAGCATAAATGTCATAACAATATAATCATCAATCGCCGCAACAACGTTTGGTGTGATACGAGACTCTGGGACAGCCGTGGCAACCTCTACTCCTGCCATCCCTGAAGGCGTCGTGACGATTGTTGCCGCCACTCCGGACGCTTTCGTCTCGCGCATAATTACCTCCAATGAACACGCAAAAGTCGGAATATCTAAAAAATAATGGTCGTCTTTCGAGAGAGTATTGTCTAGTGACTGTATAAACTCGGGTGTATCACGATACAGGAAGATATTCTCCGAAATATGAAGATGGTTCAAACAAAGCATAATCAAATCCGCATCCAGACCATAAATCAGTGTCGTTGTATCCTTATGATACCCAGGAAACGCACGGATGTATTCGAAGATCTTATGCTCGCCTTCACCCGCAGTATCGCTTCCGGAATAAATATACTCGGGTCCGGTCCCACTTCCAGCGCCCGTATACGCCTGTGTAGCGACAAATTCACGCATCCGGGTATTCAATTTCGTCATAAACCGCGTCCCGGGTGTAATGGATGACGTGTTCCACGCCTTTTGAAGTGCGGCTTGGACACCCTTTGCTTCGCTTGCGCCTGACGCTGACGCCGACGATGACGCCGATGACGCTGTTTTACGATTAATCGTCTGCTCTACAATGGTTGTAAACCACGACTTATACCGGCGTTCCCTTTGCTGATTCAGTTTAGCAACCGGCGCGACACCATCAAACGCAATAAGAACCTTCGATTCCGGACGAATCATTTTCACATATTCAGTGATTCTCTCACATACCATATTTATTAACATTGTTTCATATTCATCATCCGACATTCCGCGATTTGACCCGATGATACGAACAGCGTCATAGATTAGACCATTCGTATCCATATAAAGATTATGAATACGTGGAAGCAACCCCAACCGTTTCACAATATCCTTGTGGCGTTTTACAATATCCGAAAAATAACTTGGAATACCCATTTTGTAGATTATGTCGTCTAAAATAATAACACGATCGAGATTTACACGCGCCTTTCAGTTACATATTATATGAAGTTGTGTTTATACTATATTTGTTGGTCGTGGTTGTGGTATGTCGAATGTATCCCGATCGATACACCCCATTACAAACACCGGGAAATATTATAGTACGTATTATATAACAGAGATACATTCAGGTAAATGGCTTTACAACTCACATTTTCAAATGTGGTTCAATTATTTAGTATATTTGCTCCTCTATTTTTAGGCACATTTTTAGTATTGGTCTCAGTATTCAATCAAAATATAAAAGGTATGATTTATCTGGGTGGTGTGCTAATATCGTCAGTTATCAATTATATGGTGAGTATGGTGATTGGAAGTGAACCATTGATCAATGAAAGCGCAATGTGTAATATTGTTGAATTCCCTTTAATACCATCCAGGTATAATGTTCCCAATTATAACAGTATGTTTATTTCGTTTACATTAATGTACTTATTATTACCGATGTTGAGTAATAACCAGATTAATTTCTGGATTGTAGGTGTTATTGTAAGTATATTTGTGGTGGACGCATATGTGAAGCTTATGTATTTTTGTACAGTTCCCCGTGGTATAACCATAGGTTCAGTCGTTGGACTGACATTAGGCGCAGTATGGTATTTCCTGCTTAAATTCAATAACTTTGAAAGTTTATTGTTTTTTAATGACTTAACAAGCAATAATGTTATTTGTAAACGTCCGTCTAACCAGACGTTTAAGTGTTCGGTGTATAAGAACGGACAAGTTATTCAGGATCTGTGAAGATATCCATTATCCATAAAACCGTCACCCACTGTGGGTTTTATTTATCCATAAAACTGTCACCCACTGTGGGTTTTATTTATCCATAAAACCGTCCATAATTGTGTATCATCCACGCTGAGAAATCCGATAATAAGATCTGTTTGTGAAAGCCGTTCGTAAACAACTTTAGATTTCCGCCGTTGTTTTTGTCACCGTATATTTTGAAAAAATATTGGACGACTTCGCTAGTTTTGGCGTGTTTATATTTCTCTTCTGCTTGTTCGTATGTGAACACAGGCTTCCCCTTTCTCGCATTTACAGTATTATGAAAATCAATCAGAAAATACTGTAATTGTTCTTTTGTTTGTATTGCGGATATTTTCCGTACATTTTGATTCATATATTGTGTCGCGTGCTGTGTACATTCTGGACACGGTAAATTCGCACAAATACGTTGGATATACTGTAATAACTCGGTTTTTATAGCAGGTAAATCATCCGGAACTACCTTGTATGCTAATGTATGGAATAGATACCAGACACACGGACCCCATATACTTTTAGATACCATAATAATATATTGATGTATTGATGTATTGATGTATTGATATAATTAGAAAGGTTGTTATAAAATATACTTTATATGAATATAAAAAAAACGCAATATATCTTTTATAGCTATAATGATAATCGAAACCATACAATACGAAGTAGAAGGCGAGATTGACTTTTTCAAAGAACTGAAAAATATAAATAGTGGAACAAATGATGATGCCTCATCGACTGAACCGGCTGATATATCCAATCGATGTTTAATAACCGATGAAGTGTTATGTCCTGACGCAGTTACTCTAAATTGCGGTCATAAGTTCAATTATATTCCACTTTATAAAGAGGTTCTATATCAAAAATGCTCTACGTTGCCTAAAAATATGTCTTCAAAGATATTAGCATTATATACAAAAACAGTCCAAACAAGTAATAACATACCTGTTCCTGGTGTTCATAACGTCCAAAGTGTTCAGACTGTTACATATAATAGTTCATTAAATTTAGAGACAACCAAGTTACATTATGATGAAATAAAATGCCCGTATTGTCGGGCAATAACACCGAAGTTATTACCATATTATCCGTATCCAGATGTGAATCAAATAAAATACGTTAATTCGCCAAGTGGATTATGTTTGAAAGGTGTTGGTTGTGAATATTACAAGATGTTTCCAGGGAAAGATAAAAACAAATCGTGTGTATATTCTCCGACATACAGTTCAGCACACGGCCTTTTATGTAAAACGCATACAAAGAAGGTAATTAGCAAAGAAAATAAAGTTATATCGTATATTAATCCGCATACACTTCACACGGATAACACGATATATAATAATCCGGCGGAATGTGGGGAAAGATGTGAATTTTTACTTTTAACTGGTGATCGTAAGGGCCAACCGTGTGGGTGTAGAAAATATAAGTGCGATGATACCGCGATGACGACATCGGGGGTATCATTGTGTAAACGCCATTTGAATATGAAAAAAAAATAATGGAACGCGGTTCCACCCACACCGCCCACTCTACCTCACCCCACTTTCCAAATTACATTGGCATATGTACATTATTTACACGCGAGTTTCCGGTAACCGGTTGTAATGGACAGATTGACGCAGATGGTCTATTCGATTGGCGCAATTTAGCACGTCTAACCGCGATTGAAGATGCCCCTACACCCGCGCCACTAGTATACGATGCGTTCTTCAAATTATTATGAACATCACCCATAAGGGTTAATTGAACACGTTTCAACATTATATGATTATATACTATACGATTATATTATTATTGTTATTATTATTGTTATTATTGAAATACTTATATTACAGATCATTGTTAAATGAACATTATACGCAGGTATATTCCAACTACATTATCTAGTCGGGATAAGCGACGTCAACGAAATATGATAACTAAATCACGGCGCTTATATAAACAGGGTAAATATTACAGTCGTAAACCAGTGAAATCATTCTCATCAAAACCATCAAATCATATCTCCAACGCAAAACGAATATATCACGTAACCAGTATCAAGGCGTCAAACGAATTGTCTAGAGCAACTGGATGTTCTAAAAAGGGATTGCGAGAGATTATAAGGAAAGGTGAAGGCGCATTTTATTCATCTGGATCTCGCCCAAATCAAACACCTCAATCGTGGGGTATTGCGCGTCTAGCAAGCTCGATTACAGGAGGTAACGCATCTTTAGTAGACTATTCTATTATCGATCGGGAATGTAGCCATCGTAAATCAGCATATCGTTTAGCACGAAAACGAAGAAGTTATAATTAAATTATTTTATTCTATTCAATAGTTATATGAATACAGTATTCAATAGTTATATGAATACAGATATGAATCATCCAATTCAGAATCATTATACTACGAATCCAAATATAATATCAGGTGTAATATCATCTCAAACAGATCTGACACCAATAAAACCAATGACAATGATGACAGATCTAAATCAAGCACCGATTGTCACACAATCAACGCCATCTATAACCAAGGATCAAGTCAAAGACTATCTACGACAATGGATACGTATAGAGAATGAAATAACTACACTTTCGACCGAAATAAAGAAGCGTAAATTGATACATCAGCAATTATCAATATCGCTGTTAGATAATATGCGTAAAAATGCGATTGATTGTTTTGATATCACCAACGGAAAAATTGTATATTCTAAAGTTAAAACCCGCGCACCTCTTAATAACGGTCAAATTCGTACAGCATTAACAACGTATTATAAAGATGACGCTGATAAGGCGAATAATTTAACAGAGTTTTTATTATCATCCCGTATTGAAAAGACGCGCGAATCAATTAAAATGAAAATTCCGAAACCCAAAATATGAAATATAAAATGTAAAACGATACTTACATAAATACTTCAATAGATATTATACATTACTTATATAGAAGTAACGTGTAATAATGTTTTATAGTGGAGGAGCGAGAAAGAAAAGAGCGGTTCTTCATATCTTACATCATACCAAAGAAGACAAAAAAGAAGAAGAAGAAAAACCTGTAATAGAAAAGACGCTCAATGAGGATAATACCGGCAGAGAACGACCCAGGTCCAGGTCCAGGTCCAGGTCCAGGTCCAGGTCCAGGTCCAACAAACCAAACAGCAATACAGTATCCGATACCGCCACCGACACCGACACTGACACTGACGCAAACACCGACACTGACACCGATACCGATACCGAGTTATCACCAGAGGCAAATGATTATGTTACCACAGTGTTTACTGAAGATTCACCAAACTCACGTTATCAATATTATTTTGTAGATAATGAACTAGATTATTCGATAGAACATATTGAAGAGGGATATCATAAAGAATCGCCAATAGAATTATATAATGAAAAGGATATACGCGATTTTAGTATAATTATATACCGAATTAATACGAGACAAGATACACCCTTTCTGGAATTTTTACTGTATCACGAAAAATCGTCTGGTAAATGTGGACTACCCAGTTATCATCATAAGAAACATTATGAAACAAGTAAGAAACACATCAAGAGCGAATTAGACGGAATTCTCGATAAACTATTTTCAACAAAATACCGTTACAAAGGATATATATACGATGAACATACCCATCGTTGTTTCGTTTTTTATGAGAAGTATTTCGATATTAATTATCGGGCGTTTATGGTGTCATTAGACAAACCATTTAATTGGATATGGGCGTGTTCAACTGAAATAATTAACGATAATAAATATTTGAATGTTCCAATTGATGAAACAACTGTTGGGTTTTTTATGAACTATCCAATGGTGGGATTGTTACAGAGTTTGACAGTTGCTCCGCATACCGCAGTGAAGAAGAAACGCGTGGCAACATCACACAGCAGCGATGGTGATATTATTCATCATAATATTGAAGCGCCAGTTGTATTATATACTGGTGCTAATTATTGTTACACAGCCAATACCGCACTATATGGATTAAAGCGTGAACCAATAACTAGCCGGTATGGACCGTTTTATTATTTTACGACATTTGAACATTCATTTCGATGGGCGTGTTATAATTATAAAAATATGATAACGTTTGATCCAACATTTGAAAATATGAAGCTTTTATCCAAAGAAGGCGAAAAATATTCGGGTGATGGCGGTATTTCGCGATACGCCGTATTTACAAAACGAATGAAAACGGTGTTTTTGGATGATGAATATGACCCCGAAATCGTGAAAAAATATAAACTGAAAAAGAGTTTGTTTGAAGTATCACACATTCGCGATCACGCATTATCTAATTCCGCTCACACAAGTGCGAGTGCGGGTGCGAGTGCGAGTGCGAGTGCGAGTTATTCTGAATATTTAGATAAAACAACAAGTCTTCATTCATATGATTATTCGTGGACAAATAGTTACGATACAATATACAACGGGTTTTATGTTTTCAAAGAAAAACACAAACAAACAAATACGAACAAAACTATACTTCCAGTATGGTGTGTGTACAACCATCGTAATTTTGAACCACTGACCTTTCATAAAGTAGATACGAGAGATTTACCAGTGAAGTATGATTACGAGTTCAATGACTATCACATATTATAATGTTATCATCATATATGAATAATTATTTTTGGTTAAACTACTAACGTCATATACAGAATGGGAATCTTTGATAATAAAATATATAATTTCGTGATGCTTTTCTTTGTAAGCGCAATTATAATGAAAATTATGGAGTTTTTGGATATAGAATATGTATTTTATATAAGCTATTTATTGTGGTTTATAGCAATAGGTATATTTGTGATTATTCTTCCACGAAGCAATAGTTCGATAATTTAAATTTAGTGTATATTTATACAAATTTTAATGTTATACATATACATAAAATAAAATATGCCTGACGAAGTTATCCGGTACAACTCTGAATTAGAACAGTTATTAAAGGAGAACTCAGAAGAATGCGAGTCGTTATCTATTCTTCATCGTATGTCATATGAGAAATATAACAAGCGTTCCAATTATATCAACATTCCAGTTATTATATTGAGTAGTGCGATTGGATTTATTACTGGTATTGACTTACAGTATTCCCAAATGAATATAATATTGGGTGTAGGAAGTGTGTTTGTCGGGATTATTAAATCGGTGGATACGTATTTTCAGTTGGCCAAACGCGCCGAGTCGCATCGTATCTGTTCTTTACAATTCTCGCAGATTTATAAGAAAATACAGATTGAACTCACATTGAATCGTAAACAACGATTGACTGCTGAAAATATGATGAATATCATTAAGACCGATATTAAGAATATGCAGGATATCGCGCCTCTCATCGACGATGATATAATCGACCAGTATAACCAAAAATACCGTCGTTTTAAACGCGTCAAGAAGCCAAATTTTGTTAATGGACTCACCGAAGTCAAGGTAAATAGCGCCGAAGATGACTATGATTATGCCAGTCGACAGGGTAGTCGTGATCAAAGTCCTTCTGGTCGTTCAGAACACGGCACCACCGATCAAGACATTGCTAACCACAATGACCTCTCTATGCTCGAGTATACTGCGAATGCGAACGCATCTAATAACGCTGCTATTGCCATTGATAATGACGCGGAAAGTGTTGAACCACAAAATAATATTGTGGCTGGTGCTCAGATACCACCATCGCCGAGTCAACAACAGCTACAACAGCTACAACAGCTACAACAGCTACAACAGCTACAACAGCTACAGCAGAGATTCAATGGTTCAAATAAGAATTCTCCCGCCAATAGTGTTCGAAGTGGTGCGTCTATTCAGACTAGTGGACAGATTCGTATTGATGCTAGTGGTAACTCAACATTAGCCGCATAATCACTGCCTAATTTACTCTATAATTTACTCTACAATAATAAAATTGAAAGGAAAGGTGTCACGAATAGTAAATCATACCAACTATACCGTTAGTTAAACGTGATGAATTCTACACCTGCCTCAACTAGTATGATGCTGTCGTCCACCGCGAAGTTGACAACAACAACAAAAACCACGACTGCCAGTGCGATTCTGGCTGGGGCCGCGTCAAAACCCAAAAAGTCTGAAAAGAAAGAAAAAGGATATGAAGTATCTCGTCGTATGGAAGGCGGGATCATTGTGAGTAGGGTGGAGGGAAAGAAAGTGGAAGAGGGGGAGCATTGAAGTAGGAGAAATAGAACCGCCGGAACGGAGAAAGAAAAAGTATGAAGAGAAAGAAAAGAGAGAAAAAGGGAAAAAATTGAAATGCTTTTGTAGAAAAAAAAAGAAGAATAGCGATCAAGCAAAGACAATGGCAGCAACAACGATGACGATGAACGGAGTGAGCGGAGTGAATGAAGAAGTGATGAAGGGTCTGATGGAGATCCTGGTGCGAAGACTAGCGGCGGTGTTTGAGAAGGACGAGAAAGAGGTGAGTGAAGCGGTGAGTGAAGAGATGAAAGCGATGTT